AAAGACGTTTTATAACGACTCACAAATGACAGACATGAACAGTCTGGCAAATGCGATGTTGTCTAAGCCTACTGAACTGTCTCCTATTATTACTCATCTATCTGGAAAAGATGACAAAAGATTCCCACTATCTTTCTTAACTGAAGGTGTTGGAAACTCTAAGTCTATCGATAACTTGGAATATGAGTACCGTGTGGCAACGCACAGATTAAGAACGAGACCAGTTTCAGCTACAGGAGCTAGCACAGCATCTTTAGGGTTAGGAGGATCAACTTTTGAAATTGAATTTCCTGATAAACACTTTGTATTTCCATACGTATTAGTATCTCAAGGAGGTACTCAAGCACGTATTATGAAAGAACCACAACAAGCAGCAGGTGGTACAGCATGGACATACACATTACAATTAGTAAACCCAGTAGCTACAGCAACATTAGCAGCAGCTGATGCAACTGCAGGAGCACTTTGGGCACAAATGTATGCACCAGTAGGAGTTGATTTCTCTAGAGGAAATGCTTCAAATTGGGAAACTCCAGGAAAAGTAAGAAATAAACTAACTACTGTTAGAAAATCTTACCACATGTCTGGAAATGCTAAAGATTTTGTAGCAGAATTCTCTTTACCAACTAAAGGTGGATCTACTACTAAACTTTGGATGGACTACGAAGAGTACTTACACATGTTAGACTTCAAAGAAGAATGTGAAATGTACTACTGGTACGGACAAAAAACTTACGATGCAAATGGACATACATCTATGAAAGATGAAAATGGACAGCCTGTAATTGTAGGACCTGGTCTTTTAGAGCAAATTGTTGAAACTGACACTTACTCTGTAATGACTGAAACAAAATTAAAGAACATCATCGGTGACTTATTCTACGGAATGACTGATGCTGCTCAAAAACAAGTAACTCTTTACACTGGTACTGGTGGTGCTCGTGAATTTGATGAGGCTCTTAAAGCTCATTTTGGTGGTACAAATGCTTTCAAAGTTTCAAGTGGAGATAGCAGATTTATCACAGGTTCAGGAAGATCATTAGGTTTAACTGGTTACTTTACGTCTTACGAGCACGTAGACGGACACACAATCAATGTGGTAAAATTACCATTATTTGATCATGGTGCTGTTGCCCAAGCTCGTAGTAAGCACCCTGTTACAGGTTACTCTCTTGAGTCTTATAGAATGGTCTTTGTTGATCAGTCTAATTATGATGGACAAAACAATTTGCAAATGATCAATAAGAAAGGTCGTGAAGCAATGAGATGGTGTGTAGCTGGATCAGTAGTTCCAAGAGGATTTGATTCAAGTTCTTCTAGAGCGTCTGATGTAGATGGTGCGTCGGTACATATGTTAAAAACAGCAGGTATTGCTCTTAAGAGATTTGATACTTCGCTTGATATTACATGTGTAGCGTCTTAATTTGGCATTAATTTGCGTCTATATATTGGTTTTTGATTAAGGTTGTGGGGAGAGAAATCTCCCTACTTCTTTAATTAATTATAAAAAATATCCGGGGAGTTATTCTTTACACCCACCTAATTTAAACTTTAAAAGAACTAAGATTATGAGTAGTAAAAAAGTATTTATCAGGAGAGAAGACCTAGGAGGTCACCTCCCTAAAGCAGTTAGAGCAGAAGCAACCTATAAATTAAGTAGTGTTTATGTAAATAGACAACCTTTAAAAGGTTTTAACTCTGACGATGAAAAAAAGTATCTAGACGGAATATTAGATGTTAATCCTGAGCATGGTGATTGGCCTAAACATTCTAAAACATTTTGGGCAGATATGACAATCCCTGTAGGTTTTACAGGTGTTGAATTAGAAATAGGGGCAAGTGGAGATGGAACACCTATTAACATTATGGACTATATTAAATATAGTTTTGCTCTTAAACATCCTCACGTAGCTTTGACAAAACAAGAAATGGAAAATGATGTAACTAAGAAATTCTACATACAAGATCTATCTAGACAGGATAAAACTAGAAATAATGAAATCCAAGTTAGAAAAGATGCAGATAAAGAATTTATTAAAGTAACATCTAACGCTTCAAATATGAAGAGAATCTTACGATTAATGTCAAATACAAATCCTGATAGGATGACTGATGATCAAGTAGAAAATGCTTTATATGAAATTAAAAATTCAGACGCTAAGAAGTTTATTAGAATTGCAACAGATAAAAATTTAGAATTGAAAGCTGAGATTGCAGAAATGGTATCTTTAGGTGTTTTAAGAAAAATTGGAAATCAAATAATTTTTATAGATGAAGTTCTTGGCGATACAGAGGATGACACAATCATTCACTTAAAAGATAAAAAGAATTCTGGAAAATTAACAGTATTAAGAGCTAAACTAAAAGAACTAGCGTTATAATATGAATGTACAACAAATGCATTTAGCAATTCAGCAGGGAGTGGATAAAATTAATTCACTCCAAGCTGATATGCTTTTAAGAGAAGAAATAGATATAGAATTAAACAAATCTCAAATTAGATTTATTAATACTAAATATGGTAAAAATAATAAATATAGAGAAGGATTTGAACAATCTCAAAAAAGGATAGATGATCTAAGGACTCTTGTAAGAGAGCACGAAGCACCTGTTACTTTTAAAGAACAATATAGTTCTGAGTATTGGATAGATACTTTTACACTCCCTTCTGATTATATGTATTTGGTTAATCAAAGATCACATGTTTGGACAAATAATTGTAAAGCAGTTGGGTGGAATTTAGAATATCCGGAACCTATAAATTATTTTACTTTAGATTTTAGTATATTTGTTTGTAACAATAATACAGAGTTTGTAGATAAAATAGTAATGTACGAAAGTGCACAAGATGCTTTAGACGGTTCATTAACAGGTACTGCTAATTTTTGGAATAGCCCGGGAGGGTTTAACTTCCCTGCAGATGTAGATGCAGTAAGGGATAATATACTAGCAACAGTACCTTCAGGGTTTTCAGTGTATTGGGAAGAATTTGGAGAACTTAGTCACCCAGGGGAATTCATTATTGTTGTAGATCCTACTATACATAGTTGGTTTCAATGGGATGGGTCTATAGGGACTGTTTCTCATATGGTAGGTTTAAATACTGTAGGTGAGCATGTTTCTAACGCTACTCCTTTATTTTCTGATGTTGCTTTTGATAGTAAAAGAGTTGCTATAAATGCTACAGATCGCGTACCAGTTGTTAATAGATTTAGCCAACAAGATGACATCTTTACACTATTAGATGATCCTTTTAATACAACAAAACATACATCACCTCTTTCTACAATTAGAGGTAACTTTATAGACGTGTACGCAAGTGCTATATTTATAATAGATACAGTAAAAATAACATACATAAGAAAACCTAGGGTAATTTCATTATCTTTGGGGATAGGTTGCGAACTGCCAGAGCACTCTCATCAAGAGATTGTAGATATGACGGTAAGTAGCATTTTAGAGGGCATTAGTGATCCTCGATTCAAAACCCACCAAATAGAAGTGGGTAAGAATGAATAGTAATAATATAAAAAATTAAAAAAATGGCAAGACATTTAATTATTGGAGATGGTACAGCAGTTTCTACAACTGATGGTTTAGTTGCAGACGGTGCAGTATCTATTCAAAAAATGAGCGCAAACGGACCAACAGAGTTGGTTCTAGGAGACACAATATCAAACGCTCCACAAATTAGAATTGTAGGTGGTGGAACTGCTGGAAAAAATATTGTAACTCCTTGGTTTTACGGGAGAGATGTAGTAGACTTTAGCGGTAGAGCTAATGTAGCAGCTGCTGCATGTACAGTAACTGACACTATTGCAGGAACTTCTGCAGCTATAGGAACTTTAGTATTAAAGTTTGTAAGACTTGATGGAACAACTCCAGAATTCTTTAGTTTCTCAACAACTATTGGAACAGCATCAGATCCTACAATTGCACACACAGCTGCAGATTTATTAGTAAAAGCAGCTTATGAAGCAGCAAATTTACCTGATTGGTTAAACATAGCTGCAGACGCTACAGCGGGTGCAACAGTTGTATT